GTTTGGTAGACAAATTGTCTTTTTCATCACGTGTCCGTGGATATTTATGTGGCTGGAGGGCTACAGGAAGTCCTCCGCTAATCTCCCCACAAACTCAAGGTCAAGGTCATCCTCGCCGAAGAGGAAGTCGGTCACCAGAGCCAAAATTTCTAATCCAGTTCTAGTGTACTTAGAGTAGAAGAACTCAGTCAAATTGTCAGCACTCAATCGGTCCCTGTAAGGGGCTTTCATTCGTGCCATGAGTCCCTCGAATCCGTATTGAAGAACATTGCCCTTCGCAACATAGCCGAGGTCCTGGGTTGAAAGAGATTCAAAATCTACTTCAAGAGACAAAAACCGTTTTAGAAATAAGGCCTGGATGTGTGGTGCAGCCCGGAATTCATAAGCATAGCTCAGGGACTTGCCGGCCAAGTAAACACGATCTGTTACAGACCTGTTAGCGTTAGCACGAGCATTAAAGCGTCCCAGAGCCTTGCCGAGCTTTGGTACCATAACATACCCGACATCGTTCCTCGCGAAATGGCGGGAGAGGAATTCACACTCAACGAGGTGGTCATGGACTTTAACTTTGGATCTCATGCGAGCAAGATCACACTGCCACTTATAGGCGCGTGCGATCCGTCGCCCGATGAGAGAGGAGTCCATCCTCATGAGCATGTCATCCCCTAGAACGAGGGTATGACCTTTGACGTTGAACTTGCGTACGAACGAATTGGCGATCGTAATGTTCCATACCGAGTTTCGGAAAGTGGTCGACTGGGAGCCAGAGGGTAACTGGTTCTCAATGATAGCCGAGATGCCGTGCTTACGTGAGTAAGCCTTGTAGATATTGGCAGCATCCATAGCCATAATGAGCCAGAGCGGGGCTCCCAAGTGGGCAAACCACATGGCTTCAACGATGTGGACATCCTTAACCTGGGACATATCATTAGAAGAGAAATCGCACTCAATGAACTTAGCCTTTGGGGCGCCATAACCGCCGATGAGGCGACACAACTCAGGGGCCTGTTTCTTGTATGCCATTGTGTAGTTCATTTCACCGGGACGGTGAACTGACAGGTAGGCATTGAGCCTACCCGTACACGCCTGCATAATAGGCCCGCACAGTACGTTGTGCTCATCGGTCGATTTGTTGACGATACGACCAGCCCATGCTGGGTCGTGAGACTTAAGAAGAGCCTCCACTTTCGTGAAAACCTCCTTGTTCGAGAACGATTTGCGATTGTTCCAGTCGAGTTTGTCCAAAACGTTTACATGCCGTTTCTGCTTGTCAGGGGGAAACTGGGCATTCCATGTACGAAAAAGTTCGTGCGTCCACTCAATCTCGTCGGGACGGTCAGGGATGATTTTCAGGATTAGGTCTCGGGCTGAGTCATAAAGGGTCCTGTGAATACGGCGCTTGGAATTGAAATTGCAGCGCTTATTGAAGGCAGCCAGAAAATTCTGGTAGCTACCATCGGGTACAACAGGGTAACAACCCTCTATGAGGGGACCCAAGACATCAGGAGTGTAATCCTGGTCATCATCTCTAGGCCGTGGTTGGGGGCCGACGCGAATAGGTACATTCGCGGAGAAGTGGACGTGAGCACGAGCTCGAACGCGTTTGAAGAAGTAGCGGGCGGCGAAATCCCGAGGCAAGGAGGTCCGAAGACCTCCTCTCATGCCGGTGGTGTTGTTGGTGGTGGGGGTGGTGGTGGTGGTGGTGGTGGGGGTGGTGTTGTGATA